AACCATTAGAGATTTGGAGTAATGGCGATACTAAAATTGCCGAATGTTTGAAACTATACATCAGTTACGATGATCTTGAAAGTCGAGCAGCATTGCAATACTCGCTATGCGATGTTGAAGGTGCAATGATTTACGAAGGTCAAGTATTAATTGATGGGGATACCTACTTGAATTGGGGCGCAACCACTGATTCGAATACAGAAGCATATATCATTGCAGCATCACAACTTAATTTGACATTAGTATAATGGCAAGTGAATTTGACCAAATACTAAACGAATACGCAACCACTGTTGTAGAGCGTGCGCAATCGAACCTGCGCATCAAACGTCGCGTGCGTGGCAAGATTGTGAATCGTGTTGGCTCTAATATGCCAGACAATTTGCTGAATTCATTGATCTACAAGATTCGCATTCGTTACGGCAAACCAACCATTGACTTCACTGTTAAAGGTCAAGCTGGTCAATACGCTGATGTGATTGAATTCGGCCGCAAACCAAACTCAAAGATGCCACCTGTCGCGGCTATTGAAAAGTGGATTCGTATGAAGCCATTGAAACTGCGCAACAAACAAGGCGAGTTTATCAAATCTACCGAGAGCGCAATCAAAAGCGCAGCATATAACATCGCACGCAGCATTGGTAAAAAAGGTATTGAAGGCATCAACTACTACGGAGAAGCAATCGACGATACGTGGGATGATTACAAGGATAAGCTGATGGATGCTTACATAAAAGACATTGAAAATAGATTACTCTTAAACAAACGATAGATGGCATTAACAATTATAGATGAGCCATTCAACTGGGTGGTGCGCGGTCAAAAAATTATGCTAATTGCGAATAGCGATGAAACAGCACAGACAGGTTTCCGCTATGGTCTTGCAATTACGATAGATGCAAAGACATATAACTTCTACCTAGCACCAGCACCTGATGGTAACATGTACTTTGACATCGGACCATTAGTTGATGATCTGCGCAATCAGCAATATCACTTTGATACGGATAATACTATCGATGATGGAAGTAAATATGTATTGAGCGCAGCTATTACTGAATGGTGGATAGTTGATGGCGTGCTAACGGAGAATGAAGGCAGTGAAGTAACTACCACAGGGCGTATTGTCATAAATGGTTACTATCAGGTGTACGATGGATACAAGCCAAATCCTGAAGTAGGTACAGATCGCATTAAGTATGTACTTGAATTTAGTCCTAACTACGCCATGAGTGATAGGTTAATCACTACGCATTCATGGTATCTGTCTAATACATGGGGTGCGGGCAATCCAACAAATAGCGGAATAGTTTGGATACCTTCATTTGAAAATGATTATGGCACGTTGAGCATACCAGGTAACGCTACATTTATGTTCAACAATCTAGTTGACAATATGCGCATGGTATTGTACAAAGCAAATGGTACAACGGTTAATGACACTATCAATTTATCAGGTTATGATATTGAATCTTTGCCTGTTTATCCGGGTAACTTGAATGATTGGACAGGCATAAACTGCAAACCGAATCAGGCAACCAATCCAAACTGGCGATTCTATGAAGTGTTCCTGCGCACTGGTAATACACAATCAAGTGTTAAGTATCGTTTTTACAATGCAGCGGTTTATGGGCAGAAGGATTGCCAAAATGATAAGATAAGAATCGGTTGGGTGAATAGTCGCGGTGGATGGGATTACTTTAACTTTATTAAGAAGTCGGAAATGACTGATGAAATAGAGCGAAAGAAGTATCGTAAGGTTCTATTCAATGGTACTACCAGCGTATTCGGTAAAGAAGACAGGGGACTTGTTGAGCGCAGAAACTTAGTGCAACAAGTGTTGACAGTTACAAGTGATTACATACAGGAAGGAGAGTTTTTGTTTTTGCGTTCGCTATTAGTGAGCAATCAGGTTGTGTGGTTAACTACTGACTTCGGTGGTGTAAACATTGCGCTGCCTGTAAACCTAGACGATACATCGTACACTGAACGCAAAACACGTGATGGCAAGTTATACAACGTATCTTTCAAAGTAAGAATGGCTAACGAATACTGGACATAACATGAACGGAGAAGTACAATTAATAGTCCGTTCAGGACAGCTTATCATTGGAGATGTAATTGAGCCATCTTTTGCAACAAACTCGAACAAAATAGGCGTGAACTATTTTGATGGCATTGAAAATTTAGTTGGAATGCCTATCACCATTATCGATTCAGCATTGAACGAATACGATGGCGGATTGATTTATCAAGTTGATTTTGGTTCGGTTTTCCCCGGCTTGTGGAATATATATTATAATGATAGCGTAACGATAGACTGGTCACTTGGTGCAACATTTCGAATCAACACAGCTACCGAATACTATTTAGATTTATTCGAAAACGAAAGCATATCGCAGAACTGGAAGTTCCAAGATTTGTCAAACTTCACAGCGCAAGGTGCATTCTCGCGTGAATTTCGTGTGCCATTTAGCGAAACAAATAAGAAAGCATTAGGAGCGTTATTCGATAATAACGTTGAGCAGGGAGCATTAAACTATTTCTTCTACAAATTACCTGCGGAAATTCGCGTAGATACATTGCCTATCGCTAATGGTTACTTGCGTGTGCGTAAAGTGTACAAGCAAATGAATCGCATTAACGAAGTAGAAGTAGCGTTCTATGCTGAAACACCTGACCTTGTACGGACTATTGGTGAAAAGAAGCTTAGCGATATTGCTGCGCTGGCTGATTTAAATGAAGTAGTAAACTATGCCAACGTTACTACTGAAACAGCCGATAGAGTTTGGGCATTATGTGACAGGGGACAAAGATGGAGTAATAGCGGTGGTGCTACTTCACGCCCAGTGCTTGATGCAAACACACCAATTCATCCTGCAGATTTAACGCCATCTGTTAGTTGGTGGTTTTTGTTACGCAACATAGTAACTGAAGCAGGTTTTGACCTTGTGGCATCTTCACTTGAAAATATCATTGAAGATTATTACATGCCTTTTTGCAATACACCACAGCTAATAAATACAAACATTCCAAACGAGTATTTTTTTAGGGTATACAATAATGCGTCATTTCTGGTTATAGGATCTAACACCTATTTACCATTTGAAGCAGATACTTTAATTTTTGATAATGGTGGAAACTTTAATGTTGGAACGTATGAATATACTGTACCTGTAAGTGGCGAATACACATTTAATGGTTTATTGAAAATTGACGGCGCAACAGTAGATGCAAATGCTTCGGTAAACATTGGACTAATCATAAATGTATATCCAAACATTACAAATTACTTTAACGCACCTGTTGCACAAGGTGGTACGCAATATGTACCATTTACATTTATCGCTACTTTAGAACAAGGCGATGTAGTTGCTTTAGCAATGACTGCGGTTAATGAATCTTTTGCGTTTACATGTTTAGCTGGTGATGGTACAGTAAATAGTTCATACTATGAAATAAATAGTGTAAATGCTTATTCAGGTCAAACGATAAACTATTCTGCCAATGCACCTGACATGCGCCAAATTGATTTTGTCAATGATGTAATTAAGATGCATAACTGCGCTATCGTACCCAGTCGCATTGTGCCAAATCGGATTGCAATCGTGCCACAAAATAATTACATAGGAACAGGTGATGTAGTAGACTGGACTAGCAAACTTGATGTTTCAAAGGATGTTGTCATAGGAAGCACAGTAGATATCCAAAAAGCAACGTTTCAATTTACCTATACTTCAGGTGAAGATGCGTACAGCAAGTTGTATCGTGATGCTGGACGTGTATATGGTGACTTCAAACAGGAAGGCTATACCATTAACCCATCTACTTCGCCAAGTGACTTTGCAATAGGCGAACAAAAAATTACACTTGTAACACGCAGCACACCTGCAGCATTTATACCCGGCACAGGAACTCCTATTGCTTGCTTTTACAATGAAGAATTAGAATTTGTTGCACCCGGTCCACGTGCTTTATTTTATGCAGGTACGTTTAGCATTAACCTATACAATGATGCAACGAGTAGTGCCACTCCAACTACTCAAGTACCTATACTAAATCACTACAGCAACCCATATCCAGTACTTACCGATTTAGATTTAAACTGGGCTCCTGAAGTGCCGCCACATGCAGCAACAGTTACATCTAATCCATACAATAATCTATTTAATAGCTATTGGCGCAATTACATGAATGAACTTTATTCTCCTGAAGGCAGAATAATGGAAGCATTCTTTGCGCTTGATTTAAAGGACATTTTAACCTTTAGCTTTGCAGATAAGATTTGGATTCAAGACAGCTATTGGCGAATTCTTGAAATCAGCGATTACAAAGTAGGATTGCAAGAAAGCACGAAGGTAAAGCTTATCAAGTTTTTGGATCAAATAAACGACTGCGCTTCTACGCCAACAGGTGTAACTGCGAATGGTGAAGTAGAATTTGAAACAGGAGGTGAAGCAGTAGAACCAACTGAAGATTGCTGTTCACGTTACGGATACTTTTGGGATGAAATCAACGGTGTGTGCTGGGCATTTAATAATGGTGGTCAATTCCGCAATTCTATTGTATCGTCAAATAATGCTTTAAACGCAAGTTCATCAAACTTATTTGAACGCTTTGCAAACGCAACGACATCTGTAATACAAGGTCAAAAAATCAATGTAATAGATTCAAATAGTAATTCGTTATTAGTTGGTGAGAATTTGACTTTGAATAAAAGTGTACTTGGCAGCAACTTGCTAGGCAAAAATGTATTGACCAATCTACCCGGTTTGCACTTGGGCGGTGGTTATCGCGCAGGTTTGCCTACTAATACCGAGACAGGATGGTCGCAATCGGGAATAGTACATTTCCATCGTAAGACTGGATTTAATGCTATTGGTGATACGGCTGAACTTTATATCGAAGGTGTATCAGGCGAACACTTGGAGATTGGTGATAGCTCAACCATGAGCTGCATGCTTAATTTGACATTACAGAATGAATTGCAGACTGATATTGATGTAGCAATTATGTCATTTGGTTTGACTAAAGTCGCTGGTGTTACATATGCCACAGCCGTAACAGTTATCAGCAATGATACTTTTGGAACAGGTTACACCTACGATATAAGTATTGATACTGCTACAAACACAGCACAGCATCGAATAGTCTTAACTATAAACGCTGCACCTTCATTCCCGATTACACTAATTGCAACAGCATCGTTACACTACCAACAAAACAAACTTATATAATGGATTCAATTAAAAACTCAATGCGCTACATCCAGCTTGGAATTGCAGTAAAAAAGGAACACAACTATTCACTTCGC